CGTCACCGGTGGAGAGCCGCTGCTACAGGCGGAAGGCGTTTCGCAACTCGTTAGCGCGTGCAACGAAGAGCCAGGCGGTCCACGATTCGAAATCGAAACTGCCGGTACCGTTAGTCCCGGTGAGTTGTACCTGTACGAGAACGTGCGATACAACGTGTCACCGAAGCTGGAGAATAGCGGTAACCCGTTGGATCTTCGCTATCAGCCAACGGTGCTCAAGGGTCTACGGTCCAGCGGCAAGGCGATCTTCAAGTTCGTTGTCGATACCAAGCACGATCGTGATATCCAGATCGACGAGATACAGGAGATCACCGAGGAATGCGGTATTCCGCCTGGCAGTATCTACCTGATGCCGTGCGGTACGGACAACGATGAGATAACAATCGGACTGAAAGCACTAGCACCGCTTGCTATCTCTCGAGGATGGAACCTTTCAACGAGAATACAAGTCACGATCTGGGGAGACAAGCGTGGGCACTGAGGACGATCTCGAATACGACGTAGGGACAATGCTGACGTCACTCGGTTACTACAACGAGACCGATCCGCACTTCGGTAGGACGCCTGAGCGTGCGTCAAAGTGGCTTCACTCGTTCAAGAGGCACACCCAGGACGAAGGTGACAAGCTGCTCGAGGTGGTGTTTCCGGAGGACGCACCCGATTCGCTGGTGATCGTAGGGCCGGTCGAATTCCGTTCAATGTGTGCGCATCACCTTCTCCCGGTGGTCGGAAAGGCGTGGGTCGGTTACTTGCCGGAAGATGGCATCTGCGGCCTGTCGAAGTTGGCACGCTTGGTCGATTACTACGCGCATCAGCTAACCGTTCAGGAGCGCGTGACCAATCAGGTGGCTGATGCCATAGAACGGACGCTGAAGCCGAAGGGGTGCATGGTAGTGATTCGCGCTACGCATATGTGCATGTCCTTCCGTGGCATTCTCGATGGCGTAGCCGAGACAACCACTTCCGCCGTTCGTGGTCTGCACAAAGAAAGCGATAGTGCTCGTTCCGAATTCCTCAGTTTGGTTCGATGACTAGCTACACGGCACGACACCAGAGGCTTCACTGGCATCGAGGAAAAGCTAGTGCGCATTCGTGCTACCGCTGTTCTAATAGGGCGGAAGAGTGGGCACAGATACATACGGAGGACGGCGAAGATCCGTGGTCGGACTATGTACCGTTGTGCAAGGCGTGTCATGCGAACTACGACAAAGTAGCACGCAAGCGCGGGGAACGACACCATAACGCCGTTCTTTCCGACGAGTCCGTGGAAATTATGAAGGAACTCAGGCGACTCGGAGTTAGCAGGCGTGAAATAGCCGAAGCTGCCGGAGTAAGCAAGGGACACTCCGACAAGATTCTTCGAGGAGTAAAACGGCAATGAAGCTAGCACACATCCTACCGATCCAGGCAACGATCGATGGCTTTACGCCTACGGAGCAGAACGTACACCTCACCCTAGCGAACCTAGTGCTCAAGCACGACAGCTATGCCCGCTGGTTCGAGGACAAGGTGAACGATGGCGAAACGGTCATTCTCGATTGTCCCGTTCACGAGTACGAGCAGATCGATGCAGCGGACTGGATTAACGCCGTCCGCTTGATACGCCCAACCGTTGCGGTACTACCGGACGTGATAGAGAGTGCCGCTCGAACTATCCAGCGGGCCGATTATGCAATGCGACAAGCTAAGGACGTCGGTCTCGACTGTGCGTTTATGGGCGTTCCGCATGGTAACGATGACATCGAATACGTCGGCAACGCCATTCGTCTTCGTAACCTAGGTGCCACGTGGTTCGGTATCTCGTTGGAACGCCGGCTACTGAATGACAAGTTGGCGTACCTAGTACGCGAGAAGCGTTTGCGCCTACTCGTACAGAACCCGCACTTCGAAGGGTGCCGATTCCACTTCCTCGGCATCTCGGAACGTGCGATGGAGTTCGTTAACCCGTTCATACAGAAGCATGTCTATAGTGCGGACGCATCCAAGTTCGCACTATGGAATCTAGTAGGTAATGAACCGTATCCGCCGGCACCGCTTTCAACTCCGTATCCCGGTCGAGCAATCCTCGGCGGTAGCATGGAGTACTTCGATTACGAAGGCTACGTGTCGGAAGAAATGACGATGTACCTGTCCACCTGGACGAAATACGCCGAGGAAGGCGCACTCTAATGTCAGGCATCTTCGGGGTTACTGCCCGAAAGAACAACTACGGTATTCAGCAGGACGATTACTTTGTCCTACAGCGTTCGGCTACTCGTGGAAGGGATGGCTGGAGCCTAGCAACGATTTTCGATGGAGGTCACATCGAAATCGAGTCGAAGGCGTTCAGCGCGCAATCGGCACGCATTCCGACCCTTGTGGATAGCGATGCACGTTACGCAAGGGTCGGTTGTGCCTATGCCGCTAGTGAACCAGTCGACCCGCCGTTCGTTCACACGTCAGCCGACAAGAGCTGGACCGTAGCCATTGACGGTGAAGTGGTCGGCTATACCGGACAGGGAGTGGCTAACCTACTGCAAAGCAAGGGTGCGGATGCCTTTCACGAGCTGAACGGTAACTTCGCAATCATCGGCGTTTACGCACCACGCCCGGGGTTGCTGTGGTACGCAACGAAGTCCAAGCCGCTGTACGCGCTTTACAGCACCACCGATGAAGTGGCTCGAATCGCTTCATCGAAGGATGCGTTCCTCGGAATGTATCACCTCATTCGTAGCCCGTCACCGTTCCTGCTAGGTCCGAATGAGTACGGAACGATCAACGTCAACGGTCAGCTTAGTCAGTACCCGCTGCCGACCGGCGAGGGAAGCGGCTCACTCGTTCTCTGCGGCGGTGGACTGGATAGCCTCGTTGCAGCTCACTACACGAAGTTCAATTACGCCGGGAACATCGTCCTCCTGTATGTCGACTATGGCTGCAAGGCGGCCGAACAGGAGTGGACGGCAACTCAGGCGATAGCACGCAGCTTGGGTACGGGTGCGGTAACGATGAAGATACCGTTCGGCTTCTTCCAGCTCGTTGACTCCCCGCTGGTCCCCGGGGCGGAACGAAATGTCGAGAAGAGTCCGATCAAGGGTGTCGCACACGAATGGGTACCGGCACGGAACACCGTGCTAGCTGCACTCGGTATCTCGTTGGCCGAGAGTAATGGCTTGGCCCGGGTCGTTACCGGTATCAATATGACGGCAGCGAGTGCGTACCCGGATAACGAGTGGCAGTGGGCGCTGCAACTGCAGGAGTTTGCGGACTTCGCAGTAGGTGTCGGACGTAGGTTGCAGATCTATTCGCCACTAGCCGGTATGACGAAGGCCGAGATCGTCAAGCACGGCAAGATGGCGTTCAACATCGATTACGAAGAGACGATGTCCTGGAGCTGTTACGAAGGCGGTGACAAGCACTGCGGCAACTGTTCGAGTTGTCGTGCACGGCAAACGGCGTTCGACATGGCGGGCGTCAAGGATCCTACGGCATATAGGAGCAATAGATGATGTGCGCACCGTGTGTAGCCGGCGGCCAAGCGAAGGCCGAAGGTAAGCTGGACGTATCACTAGAGCTACATAAGCTATGCGCCGATCCGAGAACGTGTACCTGTCAGCATTCCCTCGCAGCTCTCTTGAACCTTCCGAAACGATTGACAGAAACTGGAATACCGGCTATACTGGAGACAATACCTCCAGTCGACACCCGCGGAAGGGCGATCAATGCCGCTGACAGTACCGATCGGCCGTCCGAATAAGCGAGTATTGTCGCACGGGTGCGCTGGTTGTCCGTGGCAGCCGAAAGGTAGACGCGGATGGTGCGGTGGAGACGGTCCAGCTAAGGCACGTCTCGTAATCGTAGGTGAAGGTCCCGGCGATACGGAGACAGTTCTCGGCAAGCCATTCAGTGGAGCTTCGGGTCAGCTGCTAAATGCGACACTGAAAGAGAACGGAATTGAACGCAAGGACGTCTATGTCACTAACAGCGTTCAGTGCAACATCAAGCCAAACAGTGGCGAGCTAGCAAGTTGCCGTCCTAGGCTGGTCGAAGAGATCCTCTCTCACGAGCCTGAGCTGGTGCTTGTTCTAGGTAAGGTGGCCTGGCAGCAGCTATCGCAAACCCGCACGTCAATGGCGGACGTTGTCGGTACCTTGTGGTGGCAAGAAGACCTAAAGCTATGGCTGATACCGACCTGGCACCCAGCGGCAGCACTTCGCAGCGACGGTTACTTTCCGGATATTGCGAACTCAATCGGTAGGGTTAGTGCGTTCCTTCGTGGTGTCGAAAAGCTTCCCAACCCGGCTCAGAAGCTTAGCTTCAAGTGGACCTTCTTTCAGACACCGGAAGGCATACTCAAGGCGCTGAAGTACTACGCTGAGCAAGCGGAAACGCTAGGACGAGTCGGTATAGCAACGGACACTGAATCGATATCACCGGGTAGATGGCCGCATCCGGAAAGCGATCAGTGGATCATGTGGCAGTTGTATGACGGAAAGCGTGCAGCTGCTTTTAATTGGACGGTGGCGGATGAACGAGTCAAGAAGGCCGCAAGACGGCTACTCACTAATCCCCGTATCCGTTGGGCGATGCACAATGGTGCGATTTACGACACCAGAGTCTTTCGTCATAATCTCGGTGTGTGTCCTGCGGATGAGAACATATTCGACACACTCGTACTGGGAATCGGTCTATCTGAACGCGATCAAGCGGTTGGTCTCGAACCACTCTCTAGGCAGTACCTTAATGCTCCAGCATACAAGAAAGCCCTTAAGAATGCCGGTTATCGACATGCCAAAGGACCTCAGAACGACGCTCAGTGGCACCAGTTGGCGTACTACGGAGTAGAGGACACCTACTACACCTATGAGCTCAACCGCGTATTGCCGCCTATTGTCCGGGACGAAGGTACGCTAGGTCTGTGCAAGGACCTGCTGATGCCCCTAGCGTTGACGTGCGGTCGTATTTCGGGTAGAGGCTTTCCGATTGACCGAGAGCAAGCCGAGAAGCTGCAGCGCCTGTGGGGCGGTAAATGCGATGAGTATGTCGAACGGCTCCAAACCCTCGCGGAGGAAGCCGGATGGCCGCTGGACCCGAAGATTGCCAAGGCGAAGGACGGTCGTCTCAATCCTCGGAGTCATCTTCAGCTTGCTCATTTGGCTTACGATGTTCTTGGACTGGAACCAACGGACGGTACTACTAATCGCAAGTATACCTCTAAGTTTGACGGCGGTCGATCTGCTCGTTCGGTGGATCAGGACTTCTTGATCGGTCATGAAGATGAGCTAATGTGCCAGCTCATGAGCCGACTGCGCGTGTACGATAAGCTCGTGCGCACGTACGTTAAGACAATCGACCGCGAAATGGAGATGGACCCCGAAGGGTTGATTCATCCCGATTTCCGAATAAGCCGAACGACAACCGGCCGATTGGTTGTACGACCATTGCTGCAAGTGCTACCGCATTACGGCGCACATAGCCAGTTGGCTGACGAGGACTTTGCGCAGGAAACTAGGCGAATGTTTCCAGCGAGGCCGGGTTACGTAATCGTTTCGGCTGACTTTAAGCAGCTCGAAATGCGCGTGGCATGGGCGCTAAGCGGAGATAAAGCACTAGGTGAAGCGCTATGCAGCGACGACGTCCATGCAGTTACCGCAGCGTATATGTTCCGCAAGCCTCAAGGTACGGTGACCAGTGGTGACAGACACGCAGCTAAACGCGTATCTTTCGGAGTGGCATATAATCGGTCGGCGTATACACTCTCTCGAGGTCCACTACTCGAGGTCCTCGGTGGGCTCTCGGTACCGGAGCACATCCGTCAAGCTCGTGCGCAAGACTTCATCGATGCGTTTTGGTCACGATATAGTGACTATTACCGCTACCACCAGTGGTGCAAGCAGGAAGCTCTCCGTGTCGGTGAACTTACAACACCGTTCGGACGCAAGCGCAGGTGGATGCTCATAACGGATAGG